GGCACTTTACATCATACGATAACCCCTTGTTGGATGAGGAAGAGATTAATGCGGCTAAGAAGTCCATGTCTGCCTTCTCCTTCCGACAAGAGTTCATGGCATCCTTTGAGGCAGCCGGTGGTGAACTCTTTAAGGAAGAACATGTACAGTTCTCCGAAGAGGAACCGGACGGAGGTCAATTTTATATAGCAGTGGATTTGGCAGGCTTTGCGGACGTTCAGACAGCAACAACTAAAACTAACCGACTTGACCAAACGTCAATTGCGGTGGTTAAAGCGGGTACGGAAGGATGGTGGGTCGCTGACATCATCCATGGTCGTTGGGGAGTTGAGAAGACAGCACGTAAAATCTTTGAAGCAGTCCGAGACTACCGACCAGTAGCTGTAGGTATTGAGAAAGGTGCATTGAAGAATGCTGTCTATCCTTACCTTAATGACATTATGAAATCAAATCAACGCTTCTTTAGGGTTGAGGAACTGACACACGGTAACAAACGTAAGATTGACCGTATTGTCTGGGCGCTCCAAGGGCGTTTTGAACACGGTAAGATAACACTTAACAAGGGAGAATGGAATGCTACGTTCCTAGATGAGCTATTTCAGTTCCCTAATAAACTAGTACACGACGATTTAATTGATTCGTTGGCTTACATTGACCAATTGGCTCAGGTAGCTTACGGGATTGACTACGAGGAAGAAGAATATGAACTTACTGACTATTACGCAGGGTATTAACTATGTATGATGATAACGAAGGCTTCGTCTTTGAGTCACTTGAAGGTTGGGTAGGCAACAAATGTGACGACTGGCGTGATAACTTTGAGTCTAATTACTCAGAGAAGTTCGATGAATACTACCGTTTATGGCGTGGACATTGGGCAGAGGAAGATAAGACTCGTCAATCAGAGCGTTCCAAGATTATTTCCCCTGCCCTACAGCAGGCTGTTGAGTCATCCGTGGCTGAACTAGAGGAAGCTACCTTTGGTCGTGGCAAATGGTTCGACATTAAGGACGACCAAGCCGACCAAGATAACGCTGACATCCAAATATTGCGTAATAACCTAGATTCTGACTTTAAACGTAACAAAATACGTAAGAATGTAGCTGAGTGTCTTATCAATGCCGCTGTATTTGGCACTGGTATTGCTGAAATAGAACTAACTACCGAAAAAGAAATGAAACCGGCCACACAACCGGTTATGGGCGGTGAGTTACAAGCAGTTGGTGTCAACATTACAGACAGAACTTGCGTTAAGCTCAACCCTGTAATGCCTCAGAACTTTCTTATCGACCCTGTAGCGACTACCGTTGAGAATGCGCTAGGTGTTGCTGTGGATGAGTTTGTATCTCGTCATACTGTAGAACAATTACAGGAAGAAGGTGTATATCGTGAGGCTGAGATTGGCACATCTACTACCGATTGGGACATCGAGCCTGATAAAGACCTAGCTACTGCTTATGACGACGATAAAGTACGTCTAACTAAGTACTACGGTCTTGTTCCTCGTTATTTGCTTACTGAAGCACAGGCTGACCCTGATGCCGAAGAAGAAGTAGTAGAGCTTGTTGATAGTGGAGAAGAAGACAACAGCTACTACGTAGAGGCTATTGTTGTTATTGCTGATGGCGGTACACTGCTAAAGGCTGAGAAGAACCCTTACATGATGGGTGACCGTCCAATCATCGCATTCCCTTGGGATGTCGTTCCTAGCCGTTTCTGGGGTCGAGGAGTATGTGAGAAAGGGTATAACTCTCAGAAAGCGTTAGACGCAGAACTACGCGCTCGTATTGATGCTCTAGCACTGACTGTACATCCTATGCTTGCAATGGATGCTTCTCGTATGCCAAGAGGCTCTAAGCCAGAGATTCGTGCAGGTAAGGTTATTCTTACTAATGGTAACCCTGCGGAAGTACTACAGCCATTTAACTTTGGTCAGGTCAATCAGATTACCTTTGCTCAGGCACAGGCTCTACAGACGATGGTACAGACCGCTACAGGCGCTATTGACTCAGCAGGTATCGCAGGTAGCGTTAATGGTGAAAGCACAGCCGCAGGCATCTCTATGAGCCTTGGTGCTATTATTAAGCGTCATAAGCGTACATTGATTAACTTCCAAGAGTCGTTTATCATTCCGCTAGTGACTAAAGCTGCACACCGTTACATGCAGTTTGAGCCTGAAACATACCCAGTAGCTGACTACAAGTTTGACGTGTCTAGCTCTCTAGGTATCATTGCTCGTGAGTATGAAGTCACACAGCTTGTTCAATTACTACAGACTATGTCGCCAGAGACTCCAATGTACCCTGAGTTGGTTAAGTCAATCGTTGACAACATGAACCTGTCTAACCGTGAAGAGCTTATTGCTAAACTTGACCAAGCTAATACTCCTAACCCTGAACAACAACAAGCAGCACAGCAGGCTCAACAGGCACAGCAACAAGCTGCGTTGGAGTTCCAGAACGCACAAACTACTGCCCTACAAGGACAGGCACAAGAGTCTCAAGCACGTGCTTCTAAGTACGCTGCTGAAGCTGAGGCTGTACCACAGGAGCTTGAGATTGACCGTATTAAGGCAGTTACTGCTAACTTGAGTGCAGGGGACGTAGACGACAAAGAGTTTGAGAAACGATTACGTATCTCTGACCGAATGCTGAAAGAACGTGAAATAGTTATTAAAGAAAAAGCAGCGGATATAAACGTAGCTCAACCACAAGCACAGCCAGAACCAAGGGCTATGCCTGAACCACCAATGATGCAACCTAATATGGGACAATTGCCACAATGATTACACAACACCAGTTTAACAACGTACTAAAAGAACTTAACGCTTCCTTTGCGACCTTAGCTGAAAGGATTGAGAAACTAGAGAAAGAGATTAAGGTTTTAAAATCAAAAGAGGAGACTGTCGGTGGCAAAACCACGAAAGGGAAAAGCAAAGGTTAAGGTCACTTCCTCCGGTAAGAAAGTCTCCTATGGACAGGCAGGCAAAGCTAAGGACGGAGGTTCCCGTGTAAGAGCGGGGACTTCCAAAGGCGACAGCTACTGTGCTAGAAGTCTAGGCATTAAGAAAGGCTTATCTAAGAAGAAACAAAACGACCCTAACACACCTAACAACTTATCACGTAAGCGTTGGAAATGTTCTGGCGCTAAGTCTAAGAGGAAATAGTTATGATGAAGAAAGGCGGATGTAAAAAGAAAGCAAAGTCTTGTCCTGCTAAACCTAAGCGTGGCGGACGTGCAGCTAAGAACAAAAAAAACAAGATGACAGTAGGTAGCTACAAATAAGTAAAATAGTTCTTGACTTTTGCTTCAATATATGTTATAATAATACTATAGTATGCTTAAGTATACTTTAACTTGTACTTTAACTTATAACAAACTGTCCTTTAAGGAGAAACAGTTAATGATTGAAACAGATAAAGAATTAGAAAAATACTACGAAGATATGCTTTCGATGTTCCGTACAGATGGTTGGACTACTTTAAAGGAAGACCTAGAGACGAACGCTAAGGGTATTGATTCAGTAGAGGCATCGAAGAATGTTGAAGACCTTTTCTTCCGGAAAGGACAACTTTACGTCATCGCTTCGTTGTTAAACCTAGAAGAGCAAGTCCGTACAGCTTATGACAACCTTGGTTCTGAAGAAGATGCCACTGTTTGATTTTAAATGTGAAGCAGGACATACTAGCGAACGATTCGTAAGTAGCGACACTAGAGAAGTAGACTGCAATGAATGTGGTCTACCGGCAGTAAAACAGCTAAACTCTTTCGGAACTAGAACTGAGAAACATCACGGTGTCAATACCGATGCTTGGGTAAAGAAACGAGAGCAGAAGCTGAAACAAGAACGTAAGGCAAATTCATAATGGTGTATGAACCCTTACATAATATAAACCTCCATAATACTAAAAGGTACGGAGTTTAATAATGGCAGCAACTATTATAGATGACGAGCGTCTCGACGACGACAACACAGAACACGACAATATCAATGACCTTCAAGAGGAAGCTCCGCAAGAGACAACTCCACCTGAAGATGATATACCCGATAAGTACAAAGGAAAGTCAACCGCTGAGATTGTACGGATGCACCAAGAAGCTGAAAAGCTCTTAGGAAAGCAAAGCGGAGAAGTAGGGGAGTTACGTTCAGTAGTTGATAGTTATATTCAGACACAACTCGACTCGACCACACCAGTACAAGAAACACCGACTGAAGCCGAAGATATTGATTTCTTCTCTGACCCCGACAAGGCCGTCGAAAGAGCTATTGCTAATCATCCTTCAATTAAGAAGGCAGAGGCAGCTAATCTAAACAATGTACGCACTACTGCACTTACGCAACTGAAATCACGTCATCCTGACATGGAACAGATTGTACAAGACGGTAAGTTTGTTGAATGGATTAAAGCCTCTAAGATTCGTACACAACTCTTTGCTCAAGCAGACCGACAGTATGACTATGAAGCCGCAGACGAACTCTTTACTAATTGGAAAGACCGTCAAGGTGTTGTAGCTCAGACTGTAGCTGCTGAGAAGGACACCAGAAAAGCCGCTGTTAAGACTGCTTCCACAGGTAGTACCAAAGGAAACGGTGAGCAGCGAGCGAAGAAAGTATATCGACGCTCAGACATTATTAAGCTAATGAAAACCGACCCTGACAGGTATATGTCTTTGTCTGATGAAATCACACAAGCGTATGCCGAGAACAGGGTTAGGTAAAAACCTAAACTTTTTTTTATTATAAGGAATATTATTATGGGTGCAGGCACATATCCACTAAATACCGCAATTGTAGACAACACCTCAGCAAAAGGCGGCGCATTATCAGGTCAAAACGCATCTTCGTTCATCCCTACTCTATGGAGTGACGAGATTCGAGCGTCCTATGAAAAGAGCCTAGTTATTGCTCCTAAAGTTAAGAAACTAAGCATGACTGGCAAGAAAGGCGACGCAATTGTTATCCCTGCTCCTATCCGTGGCAACGCCTCGGTTAAAGCAGAAAACGTAGCTGTCACCATTCAGAACAACTTGGAAGAGAACGTACAAGTAGCAATCGACAAGCACTACGAGTACTCACGTTTTATCGAAGATATTACTGAGACTCAGGCTTTGTCTTCTCTACGTAAGTTCTACACCGATGACGCAGGTTACGCACTAGCCAAGCAAATCGACACTGACCTTATGGATTTAGGTAAGACTCTAGGTGACGGCGACGGCACTTCTTGGGGAAACAGTGCTATTTTCAAAGTAACTGACGCCGGTGGTGTGGAATTATACTCGAACGGACAAACCGGCAGTGTTGTCAATGATTTCACTGACGCGGCTTTCCGTGCTTTGATTCAGAAGATGGATGACGCTGACGTTCCTATGGACGACCGTTGTTTCGTAATCCCACCTTCAGTACGTAACTCTATCATGGGTCTTGACCGTTACGTTTCTAGCGACTTCAGCAACACAGGAACTCGTGAGAACGGTCTTATCGGTAACATCTACGGTATTGACGTAATGGTTTCTACTAACGTAGCTACTCCAGCGTCAGGCGTTCGTGCCGCTCAGCTTATCCACAAGGACACTTACGTTCTTGCGGAACAGCAGGGTATTCGTTCACAGACTCAGTACAAGCAGGAGTTCTTAAGCACTCTGTACACTGCTGATACTCTGTACGGTGTTAAGACTCTCCGTCCAGACGCAGGCTTTGGACTTGTAGTTCCGGGCTAAGTAACAAACTGGGGGCATCCATAAGGGTGCCTCCTTTTACTTTCGGGCTATCACGCCTTCTTATCTTTACATAGGAAAATATTATGTCTACTTTGACAATTGATTCAAATGCAAAACCAATTCAAGTTCTTCGTCCTACTACTGTTTCTAAAGTATCCACTTCAGGCACTGCCGCCTCCGCTACTGCTATTGCTGACGGTATTCGTGTAGCTCGCATCGTAAGCGACTCTGACTGCTTCTATAGCGTCACAGGCACAGCCACTACTTCTTCTTCATATCTTCCTGCAAACGCTATTGAGTATATTCATGTGTTCACAGGGGATACTGTTTCTGTTATCCTAGCTTCCGGTACTGGTTCCGCCTACATAACCTCAATGGTGTAAGCCATGTATGGTTTAGGTGTAAACAGACTAGGTGTAACGAATACATCAGGATTTGTACCTTCGACCCTTTTTGCTTCCGGTGAAGAGGGCGCTTGGTATGACCCTTCCGATTTTTCATCCATGTTTCAAAACAGTGATGGCACTGGCGCTCCTGCGGTCAACGGCCCTATAGGTTACATCGCAGACAAGTCAGGCAACGGCAATCATGCTATTCAAGCTACCTCTGCTAAACGACCAACGCTACGACAAGCAGGCTCTTTGTATTACCTAGAGTTCTTTGGCGCACAAGGTCTAGCTACAAGTGCTATTGACTTTACAGGCACTAATGAAATGACTGTAGTTTCAGGCGCACATAAAGACATTGACGCCACTGTAGTTGTTGCTGAGTTATCTCCTCACGTTGGGCAGAACGATGGAGCATTTAGATTAGCCTCTGTTGTTACTGACGCTTGGCGCTATACTTCTAAAGGAACCATTACTATTAACAGCAGCACTCCTGCTGACTATGCACCTCCTTCAACTAATGTCTTAACAGGTATTACTGATATTGATGGTGATGTTAATAAGATTAGAGTTGACGGTGTAGAGAAGGCTTCTTCCACTTCCGACCAAGGCAATGGGCCATTAGGTAACTGGACGCTGAATGTAGGCGCTCGTAACAACGCTACCTCATTGTTCCTAGACGGTAGAATATACGGCCTTGTTGTTCGCGGTGCTGAGTCTAGCGCAGCAGAGATTGCTTCTACTGAGGCGTACATGGCCGCTAAGACAGGAGTCACCCTATGAATCAGTATGCAACCATAATCGTAACAGACGCTAACAAAACTGCTGCACAAGAGTTACTAGGTGAAACTTTCTTTGATATTCCTTTAAAGAAAACACTAAGCAAGTACTGGGTTAGCTCAGGCTACTTCCTAGTTGAAGAGTATGATGCAATAGTAGACAGCGGTTTAGCTTTTAACATTAATACTGAAGACAGTTATTTTGATTGTTTATCAGAACTTAACATGACTAGAATTATCAAGGACGAGGACTAACCCATGGTAGAGGAGACTAAAGAAGCATTGGACGTTGTAGCTGTTTCAACAGGTATACTTTCATTAGCGGCATGGCTACCGCCTATCGCGTCGATATTTACAATCATCTGGATGGGCTTGCGTATATGGGAGTCCAACACAGTTATGGAACTCAGGGGTAGAAAGTAATGTCAATTCTCATGTCGTTAATACAACCAGTAACAAAGCTGTTAGACAAGGTAATCCCCGATGCCGATGCAAAGCAACGTATAGCGCATGAGATTGCCGTTTTAGCAGAGAAACAAGCACACGAACTAGCTAAGTCACAAATAGAGGTAAACAAAGCTGAGGCAGCACATAAGAACTTATTTGTCGCAGGTTGGCGTCCGGCTGTTGGTTGGACTTGCTGTCTTGCAATGGCGAGTAACTTCTTGGTTATACCGATGGCAAACTTTGCGTTGGCTCTTGCCAGTTCTACAATCGTCATTCCCCTTATAGACCTGTCTACTATGTTACCTGTACTTATGGGTATGCTTGGTTTAGGTGCAATGCGTACTGTTGAAAAGACTAAAGGAGTTAAGTAATGAGTAGAGGAACGGGCGCACAGCAGATGACCTACGGTGGTGGAGGTGGTTACTATAGTCCATACAGTAACCCAGCCGGACAGACTTATCAACCTGAGAATAGAGGTAATCACAACTTTTCTGTATATGACACACCAGATACTGATTTTGGAGACGGCGGATTATTTGGTCAAAGTGGCACTGCTAACGACCAGTCACGTACAGACCAAGCAGCAATTACTAAAGAAAATCTTCCAAACTATAACAATCCCGCAGAGTCAGCTACGGATGCTTATCAAAGTCAGTTTGGCACAATGCCGCCTAATGAACCTTTGACTTTCGGCAGTATGATGGGCAATATCAAAGATTACGCATTATCAGCGTTTAGGTCAGCGCCTATCGTCAGGATTGCAGGTTCTGTGTATGACGGTTCTTTATTTAACGACACAGGTCAGTGGCTAGGAGATTTTGCGGATAGTCCTTGGAATCCTATGAACTGGGAATCAGGAGACCCTGCGCAAGGTTGGACAGTCGAGTTACCTGACGGCACTGTTATGATGCAGGGAGACACAGCCCAGTCTGGTATGCTAGGTTACGGAGGAGGTGTGCCGGGGTCGGGGACTCTTTCAGGAGGCGCAGAGGTAGGAGACACTTTAACAACAGCCGGCGGCGGTACTGTAATTTTAAGTGACAGGGAGTATAAAAGACCCGGAGACCCTGGATATATTCAGTACGGAAACGCTCCTATACTCCCAGAGGATATGGACATTCCTGACGGTCATATCTATAATTATAGAACAAATGAACTTCAAGATTTACGCGGAAACCCTTATTATTATAGAGTGATAGACTCTAACAACGCTTACAAAGAAAATGTGTTGCCTCTTTTAAGGACGGACGAAGAATGGCTTGCTATGTCCGAAGCTGAAAGACAAGAAAACTTTGAAGCAAGGTCTGCAGCCTTAGACCCTTATAATTTTGGAAGTGAAAGTACGACATCACCTTTTGGGCAAACCAGTGTTTATAATAATTTGCTTCCTGTAGGGTCTGAGGACAGAACCGAAGTTTTACGTCAGGCATATCTTAACGGAGAAATTACTAGCACAGAGCTTAGCCGTTATCTGGATGATGCTACAAGGGCGCAAGGAGCTAAAACTGAAGAACAGATAGCTGTTGACGAGGGGATGGATTTTCTTGTAGACCAAGGAGGATATACTGAAGAGGAAGCAGAAACACTTTTTGGAAATAACTTTACTCGTGATGAATTTTCAAGCGAAGGTGTTAGGTCACAAGAAGACTTCTTTAACTTTTTTGATGATAGTCTTACAGAGCTAACAGATGTAGACATTGATTTAGAAAGTACAATGTATCGGGCTTACGATGATAAACGCGAGCAAGATTATGCTAACGCTTTT